CCATCCCCAGTAAATGTTCCGCCTATGGATACAATCCCAGCACCCCACTGATACGCCCCCGCCCCTGCTTGCCACGTCGGGCCGGACGTTGCGATCCTCAGTAACAATTGCACGTCATCGGTCGCCGGAATCAGTCCCGTGATCACAAGGGCATAGGCGTTATAAGTGGAATTGATACCGAGATCGAAATCGAGCGCTGCTGAGGCCGATGCCGTGAGAGTTTCTATCGGAATCCACGATCCCGCCGTAGGTGTTCCGACAACCTGGAATTGCGTTCCGTCGTAGATGACAATCGCAGGGATATTGGCCTGAAGCACGGATGCACCAGCCGCCGCGCCCTTATAGTAGATATTTTTTGCGCCAATCGAATTGATATTGAGCGTCGCGGCGGCCGTGATGGTATTCGCCGGGATGAAATGGAACATCTGCCCGGTGGCATAAGCCGCTATAGAAAGAGCGGCGGTTGCTGTAATCGTGTTTGTGCCGGCGACGCTGGTCAGGTACGTCAGCGTGCCGTCCTGCACTTGGTCGGCTCTTGCATAATCCGTCCGTGCGGATGCATCATCGACATTGGTATGACGGAAGCCGCCCATGGGTTGATTGGCCGTTGCCACCGCCTCGCCGTTTTTCGTCAGCGAGCCAGTCAGGGCCGTGGCGATATCGGTCAGGGTGGTGTTGTTGGTCGTCGAACTAATCTCGGCCCCGGTTACTACCGGGTTACCACTAGGCAGGCTGTAGTTTCCTGATCCGTCGCGTGCGATGGCGGCTCTCCTTAAACAAAAAAAGCCCCGGAGGGCTTATGACTGCACTTCAAAAAATCTTCGGATTGTTTTTTGTCGCGGCCGTCACAATCGGCTTCATCATTGGGATGAAGGAAGCCGGCTGGCAGTTCGACCTGGGCGTTTTATCCGGCGTCGCGATAATGCAATTCGCTCACCGTGCCGTGTACGGCCGTTGGATTGATTTCTGATACAGGCCGCCTTCGCCCTGCCCCATCAGGGCCGCGATTAGCGCCTGGGTTTTAGGGGAGAGGGCGGGAAGTCCGGGTAACTGAATCCCGGCCGCCGCCGGGGCGCGGCTGCGTACCGTCTGACTAAGAGTCTCCGCTAGCCGCCGGGTCGTGGCGTCACCTATGGCCTTGCCCGCAAGGCCAGCCGCCGGCAAAGCAACTGCCCCGACTGGACCGCCCACAGCCAAGCCAGCACCGCCCGACAGAGCGCCTGAAACGACCCCCGTAGGCGCGAACTTCCCGACAAGGCGGGCTGCATTGCCGAGCTTCGAGCCTTCGACGACCGTTCGCATTTGCGCCAGTTCTTCAGCAGAGAACCCGCGCACTTTCTTGGGGTTATTCAGCAGCGATTTGATTTGCTGCCGAATGGCGTTATCGATGTTCGAGCCAGAGCCCGCAGAGCTTGCTTGAAGCTCCGCCTTTCGCAATGCCTCTGCGATCAATTCAGCCCGCTTCGACGCGGCGTAATTCGCGCGCGCCTCGCCCAATACCTTGGTTGCTGCGCCAGCATCGCCGCTCAACACGTCGTCGGGCGAAATGGTGTGCGCGAAGTCATCGAGCTGGCCGATGGCGACCCGCACGGCATCTCGCTCCGCGAGATCACCGCCCGCCTTGCTCAACAGCCGCCGAATCCCCTCAAGGTCAGCAATCGTCCCGGTCTGCGCAGTCTCCATCTCGGACAGCGCGCGAAATGTCTTGGGCGCCAGGTAGTCGCGGTACCCGGCATCGGATAGCGTCTGCCGAATCCTGCCGGCCGCGCCCTGGATCGCCTCGGGCTTCACTTCCAGGCCCATGTTCCGGGCCTGTTCATAGCCGCGCGTCGCTGCTTCCTTTAAGGACGGGGCGGAGGGCATCACGTCATCCACACCGACCACGCTGCGATACGCGTTCCCCGCTCCTTTGATCACAGCAGGAAGGGCCGCGCCCGTCGCCGCGCCGAATACGCCCCCGGTCAATGCTCCTGCTGCCCGGTCGCCGTCGTCCGCGTCCCCGGCGCCCTGGGCGCCGCCAGTGATCCCGCCAATGGTGGCCGTCTGCGCCCACGTCGGCAGCGCCGCAGCGCCCCTCATAACGCCCTTGGCGACCGCCCCACCCGGAGCAAGGGCGCCAGCAATACCAGCGGCTAAGCTCTTGCCCGGATTTTCGTCTGCGTACCGCTCGCGCTCGCTCAGATACGCATCGCGGGCGCTCTTGTACTCGCCGCCCGTGGCCGCCGATGCGGCGCCGGCTAGCTCATCATCGAAACCGAACGCAGCCGTATGCGCGTACTGGCGTAAGAGGCCTTGCAAATGGCCGATGGTTTGAGGTTTATCCCCGGCTTTCGCCTCAAGCTCCGCCAAGCGGCGTAGTGCCTGAAGCTCTTCCCGATCACTCATCGTCCAAACCGCTTCCGAAGGTCAGCCAGCTCGGCCGCTTCCTCGGGCGACAAGCCCTCGGAAACAGGGGCAGGCTCATCAAAAGTCCCCGTCGCCCCCGAACCCTGCCCCTGCGCTTTGGCAATCGCTCGCCGCTTGGCCGCTTCGATCACTTCCAAAAACTCCTGCGCGGACCGCTTAAACTGTTCCTCACTCTGCGAGGTCTGCATCGCGGCAATGGCGTTTGTGGCTTTCGTGCCTTCAACTTCGGTAATCTGCCCACCGCCCTTCAGAGACTCGAAAGCCTCAAGGAACTGCTTGCCCGTCAACTGGCCGAGCTTGGCATTGAAGTCCGCTGCCGCAGTCCCGGGGACGGCCGAATTGGACAACCCGAAACCCATCGCAGCGCCTTTCATTCCGACCGCATCGGGAAGCCCCGGGTGCTGGAGGATTTGGTTGACCAGCCCGGTGGTCTGGTCCGCGCCGGCCACAATCTTGGGCAGGTTCACGACGGCCTGAGCCGCGGATTCGCCTTCCACCTTGCCGCCGGCCTTGGCGCCGGCCAACGCGCCCTGCAACGCGGGATCAAGCGAGCCCGGAATCGCTCGCTGCCCGCCAACCATGCCGGGTTCAATCTGCCCCGTCCGCGCGTTCCCCACGAGGTAGCCATTGGCGCCCGGGAGGAACAGGTAATACGGAGTCCCGCCGCCGCCCATCTGCGCCGCCTGCATTCTGGTTTCGCGGTTCAGGTCGTTCTGCTCGGCCTGGAACTTCTGCTTGTCCGCCTCCATCTCAGCGCGCCACCGCCGATCCTCGCTCGCCTTGTCTGCGGCAAGCTGGGCCGCCATCTGCGCCTGGCGCTCGGACATCATCCCCTGCACGCCATAGCCGGCAGTGTCCGGGTTTTCCAGCAGCGCGCCGGCATTCCCTGACGTGCCGTAGCCTTTCAGGGCCTCAACCATCTTCTGCTGCCGCTCGGTCGCCAGCGTCGTCTGCTTGTCCGCCGTCTGCTTCGCGCCGTACGCCCCAACTCCCGCCTGCAGCATTTTCGCCAGGCCCTGAAGCGGCGAGGGCGGCACGTACATTCGGCCGGCCATCTGGCCTTGGGGCGACTCCATGCCCTGCTGCTGTAGAGCCTGGGCGTAGGCCGCCCTTCGTTCCAGCTCGGCCTGCTGCGTATCGTAGGGGCTCGTAAACGAGATGTTCGGCATCAGAGGGCTCCGTAATTCACCACGGCATAGCCGTTCACGAACTGCACCGCCTCGGGTTTGACGGCCATCACTTCATCGGCCATCACGCCCACCGAGGGCTCGCCCCACACGTAGGTAAACCGATAAAGCGGGAAGCCGCCGAAGGTCAACGGCAGGGCCTCGATGTCGGTCTTGAGCCTGCGGTCGGAGAACCCGGGAATAAACGGCGCGGCGGAAATCGCAGCGGAGCCCAACCCAAACAGGCCATCCATCTGATTACCGTACATCGCAGCCTGGGCGTTATAGGCATCCATCCCCGCCCCGTACTGTGCTTGGGCGCCCTGCATGATCGGAGCGGGCTGGACCGGGCCTGAGCCGCCATAGGCTTGAAACTGCGGCATGTTCGGCTGCGCGCCCGTTCGGAGCGCATTGAGTTCCGACAGCGGGATATTCCGTTGATATGCCTGGCGCTGCAGCTCGGACGACATCTCATCCCCGGCACGAATATCGGCCTGCATCCGCGCGTCGTTCTTGGCCTGATTGAACTGGTCGTACTCCCGCGACCATGCCTCAGTCCCGGGATTGATTCCGCCAGCCATCAGGCGGGAGCGCATGGCTTCCTCGTCCTGGCCGAACTTCCGCTCCGCCCGCCCCATCAGGGCATCGGCATAAGCATTCCGGTCGAACGAAGCACCGAACGGCTGCGAGAACGTATCCTGCACCCGCCCCAGGGCGTTTTCCGCTGCCCCTCCAAGCCCGGTCGAAATGCGCTCGTTCTGGTTGTAGAGGTTCTGCCCGGCCGGCGTCAGGTTGATGCGCGAGGCCATGCGATCCCCGCCCAAGTCCTGCCACGTCCGGGAGCCCAACGGGGTATATTCGTCAGGGCGGTTCATCCGCGCCGTGAGCCGCGCGGCATCGGCATTCGCAGAGCCCTGAGCTACCGCCGCCCCGACGTAGTCAGGCGGCGGAGGAGGGTCAGGAGAATCCTTGAAATACACGCCCAGCCAGCGGGAACGGGTCTTAAAGCCTCTCATCTTTCAACCTCAGCCATTTGCAGTCATCGCGCCACATGCAGTAAACCAACAGGTCACCCGTCGGATGTGCGCCTCGCAGCCGGGTTTCCAGCCTGAAGCCGATATGCTCGTCAAAGCTCCTCGCGTTCATGTTCCCCTCGCCCACCAAGCCCGTAATCCGCTGGACCTTGGCTTGATTGAAGGGATAGTCAAAACACGTCCACAGGTATTCGCGGGCCATCCATTTTTTGGACCCGTCAGAGGCGACGTGCATACAGATATTGGCGCCGTTGTATTCGTTGAACACGACGCCAGCGATTAGAGCCCCGTTCTTTTCCCAGCCAATCCCGATCGCCGCCCCGAAGCCGTGATCACGAGTGCGGTTCGCGACCCATTCGACGACCCCGGGGCCAATGACGATCATAATGCCGCCCTAAATCACTCCCCCCACCTCAAAGACGACATCAGTCGCTTGCCAGCGGATTTGCACGCCCCGTGACACGGTTTTGAGTCGCAGCCCGCCGGCCGTGCCGACCGCCCCGAGTGTCTGCCAGTCGCGCTTGATGGATGGGTCACCCCCCCACGTCGCGCTATCCCATAGGCCGGAATCCCATACGCCGGCGGTGGATGCGGTGAACGTGATGCTCGATGTTGGCTCCTGCGCGTTATAATCGACGTTCATCGCCATCAATATTCCAGGCGCGCCGTTGGTGAGTATGATCGGCCGCGCCATCTTGAAGTGCTTCACGCGTCCCGGCGCTTTGAAATATTGATACGCCTGCAACACATTGGCCGTGATATTGGCGCCATCGTCGGCATAGGTATCCCAACCCTTGTAAACCTTGGTATCGCCGCCCCAATACGGTTGATTGCCGAATAGCGCGAAACAGTTCGCGTCCCAGCCGGTGAACTTGCCCCATGCCCCTGTAAGCGTGTTCATCACGTACTGGTGAGAGCCTGATGCAAAGGGAATGTTGAACAGCAGGAACGGCGCGCCGGGATAGAACAACGCTTCCCACCCGAACTGTGCTTTGCTCGTCTCTGCGGCCTGTTTCACCGCGTCGCGGATTTTGTCAGAGAGCGCGATTGCGGTATTTGTGCGGTCACTCAGGAGGGCTTTAGAGAGCGGGTAGAAGCCGTCCGTCGTAATCACAATCAGGTCGCCGGCATACTTCACCAGGCAGCGATAACCGATGGGTGGCGCAATACGGTAGGTGCCGACCTTGACCCACGTACTGGCGCTCGATGGATCAATGCCCTTGTAAACCGCCACCTCGCCTTTGTCGGTAATGAATACCGCATGATCATCCATGCCCTCTCCGGCATCGATGGTCCATGAGCCCATCGTCATCAATTTGCCGCCGAGCTTGAAGACCGGCCCTAAGTCGAATTCTGTCGCCGCCCCGCCGGCCGCACCGGACGGTAGATAGTAGGCGGATAAGGTGCTTTTCTTGACCAGCCACAACCGATTGACGTGAATCCCGATATTAATGATGTCGCTACCGGATACGCCGGTCAGCCCCGGACTGCTCGAGGCCGAAACCGTGACCCACGCCGTCCCGTTGTAGACCCGCATCGCGTCCGCGCCGTTGACGCAATGCAGATATTGGTTGCCAGTCGTGTCGGTAAAATTCGCGTACTGAATTTGCACGTTGGTCAGCCCGGTGATTGCCGCCGTGCCCACTGCGGTTACCGCAGTGGCGTTGTAAACGGCACCCGACGACGCCGCAAATAACGTTTCTCCAGTGAACGTGGAATACACCATGAGAGTTTCCACGATGTCGGGCAGGCCGGTCGCATGCACCGAATAGCCCTTACGCAACTGCACATCGGTCGTGGACGGGAACATGTTGTCCATCACCGGCGCGTCCAATTCGTCCATCGCGGCGATTGGATCACGTGCATTCCACCCGCCAACCGGCGCGGCAATGGAAATAGTTTTGGCAGTTGGCTTGTTAGCCATAGCCACTATCTGGCACGTTGCTCAAATCAATCAAATGCGACGGCTCCGGGCCAGATAGCGACAACGTAGGAGCCCCACCGTCGCCCGCCTGCGCCTCTATTTGCAGCTCGAAATCGCGCTCCGCAATCGTCGTATCAAATCCTTTGGCGGCCAGGAATTTGTATTTGAGCCCATTGACCATGAGCCGGTCACGGAAGACGCAGGTATCATTGTCATTCTCGAATACGGCTTTTTCGGTCGAGCCGTCGTCGTCCACGACCCACTTGTTCTTGATGTACTCGAAGGCAAACGTATTGCCGGTATCCGTGCCTGGGTAATACTCGAATTGATCACCACGTATCCGGAACCGCACACGCGGCCCCACACTCGCCAATTGCGAGGATTGCAACCATTGCCAGCCGGCCGGCAACATCGGCCCCACCAAGCCCCAGCGATTGCTGCGATCCCATTGCGTGTCATTGAGCGGACGATGAAAATCCGATGGCAAAGCCGCAGCGCCGGTCGCATCCGTGACAAACGTGTGCGTTTCAACTAAAACCTGGAAATCGTGGCGATCTAGCAATTCCTGCCCGAGCGCATTCATCAAGCCAAACATCTGCAGGGACTGTTGCTCAGTCGCCGTCGCGGCGGCATTCGGGAGCGGCAATGCCAGCTCCCGGCACGCCTGCTGGATGATCTGCAGCAGCGTCATGCCGCCCTACTGCCCTTCTTCTTCATCTCGGCGACCGCTTCCTTGAGGGCTTCAATCTCTGCCCGCAGCTCCGCATTCTCGGCCGCATAACGCTGGACCGCTGCTGTATCCCTCGCCAAATCGAGAAACGCACCAGCCTTCACCCGCAGCGACATATAGCCCGCGCCTAGCTTCTGACACTGCGCGTCCGACAGCCCCGCGATTTGCTCCACGGTGAACACCTTGAGATACTTCAATTCCTCTCGTTGAGAGGCTGTCAGCGCTGGCCATTCATCAATGGGGGTGCCGTCCATTACCTGCTCTTGGTTCAGCAAGTAACGATTCCACTGCGCGGCAAACCGGACTTTATCTTCCTCTCGGATCTCGCGAACGATTTCATCCGCCGAACCCGGAACCACAATCGAGATAAACTCCCGGTCTTCGTATATTTGCCGACCCTCCCTCTCGCTCCGGGCCTTCAAGTGCACCGCCCGCTTCAGGAATTTAACCCACAGCTTCGCGTCGTCGTCGTTCATTCCACGTCTCCATAATCCAAGGGATGAGCCCGTCCCCATGTACATAAAGGCGACAGCCCAACCGCATAAGCTCTCGGGCCTGAGATTGAAACTCCATCGCCTGCTTCGCCATCCAGGGCGCGCAGCTGAACGTGCGCCCGGCGGCCACGATTTCGGCTCGGCTCTCCTGGTCGTTCAGGGCTTGCCGGTACGCGTGGTTCGCCCCCCCGCGATAGGAAGAGTCGAACCCGAAAAAATGAAATGTCCTGAAGCCGTCAATGTGGGCCAGGAACATCGCCTTCATGCCTACCGAAGCGCCGCCACCCACCAGAATTACGGGCTTGTGCGTGATGCCCTTGACCATATCTATCGTGCCGTCCATGTTGGACATCCACAGCGTTACGTCGTAACCTTCCAAGGCATCAAACACGTCGGGATGGCAAAACGCCGAAATGAGATAACGTATGCCCTTCCTGGGATTCCGCACGAACTCGACGTTTTCCCGCCGGCTGTCGAGCATTACATGCACGTCGGGAATAATCCCGCGCGCAATAAGCCAGTCGTGCGTGTTGTTCAGCGCCCAAATCTCACCGCGTTTATGGTGAAAACGCAGTTTTGGAAGCGTGTCCTGCAAGCTCGGGCCGCCACCGACCAACAGTAGCGGCTTGGTATGCGCAGGCCGGCCCTCGAACCAGGGAAGCGGCCGCTTCAGATTTTCACGAAACTGATCGAGCATGACGCGTCGATCATTATTTAACGCCTCAATCCAGCGCACCGGAGCCGCGACAGGCGGTCCCCAATGCTCAGTTACCCACCCACATTCCGGCAGCTCGTGCGGCTTTTCCTTGCCGTGGAAGTAGACGATGCACGACTTTTCGAGCAGCGCCGGATCTGGCTTGATATGGGCTTTGTAACTGTAAATCCCTTTTGCCAGCCCGAGGTCGTCCAGCAACACGTGCGGAACGGTGGCTAGATAAATCATGTCGGACGGCAGACCGAACATGGTCGCATCCCGCGCCGCCTGCGCGTGCTTCGCGACGAAGTTATCCCAGATTTCCGGCGTATGCGGAAACATCATCACGCCAGAGCAGGGCCGATCAAACCACGGGTCTTTCAGCATCGCGAACGGCCCGCGATAGTCCATCAGGTGATCTATGTTGCCCGTAATGATGGTGTCGAGCCCCATGAAAAGTACCTGGCCCAAATCCTCACTGAACGGTTCCAGCAGTGAGAACATGTTCCGATAAGGTAATTTCAGCGGGATCGACTCAATCGGCTCCTTGAATTCATATTCTCGGTCAACGAAACACACGAACCTGAACGGACGCGTCGTGTTGCGCTTAATTCCCCGATAAAGCCGGTCCACCCATTCCGGGGTAAAAATGCCGAGCGAGTGTGCGGGTACGTCCTGGCCTTGATATAAAACGCAGGCAACGGTTACTGACACAGCCTTAACAACAACCGGCCCGTAGGTCGCAGGCTGTGGCATTGCTCGGCCCAATGCCGGCATTCTCGTTGCTCTTTCCGGAGCGCTGGCTCGGGCAGCGCACAGAGTCGATCTAACTCCTTGCTCAACGCCTCGGCGTCATTGCAAATGTGAATGCCCGGCATCCGGCCGTAGGTATCCACGTACGGTTGTGGATTCCTGGAATTCGTAATTGGGATTCTTCCGCACATCGCTGTCTCGGTAGCCAACGATACCCATTCGCCAAATGGTTTGCCGTTCAACTCTGGCTTGATTTGATCAATCACTACATCGCAGTCGGCAATGCGATCTAGCTGCCCTTCCCACGTTATCCGATCAACCCCGTCTTCATGATTCGGATTGGTGACGTTCGAGCGCAACTCGAAGGGGAATTTTTCGCACAGCGGAATAATCCATTCAGAGCCCTTGTCAGTTGGCCGTGACGGGAAATGCCCAACCCGCAACCCATTCCAGTTGCGCTCGTCCTGCGGCACCCACAACGGATTTAGCGGCGGAATTACCAGATGTTCGTTGGCGAATGAGCCCATCAAATCCGCTTCGTAGCAAATCGATAACGGCTCGAACGGCCCCCAGCAATCCGCATAAAATTCGCGATAGTCCCGGTAATGCCCTCCCCCATGTAGGAGCGCCAGCTTTTTGCTGCGTAATACGCCCTTCCATGCATCACGTTGCGGATGAAAGCCAATGTTTCCGCCATACGTCCCGCCCATTACGCTCGGCAAGTCCGATTGAACGAGCCAGATCCAATCGGCCCAGGCGACAGCGCCAGATAGTTGTTCCGAGGCTCTCTGCGGATCGATGAACTGGGTTTGATGGGGGTATTTATAAATATGCCGGCGGGCCGCTAAATATCGACACTCTTCGCCAGCGCTTTGCAGCGCTAACGCAAAAGCAGCACCACAGGCCGCATAATCGGATTCTGCTAAAAACAGGTGTTTCATTCTTATTGGCACAAGAGATGGGGGCGAGTTTCCCCGCCCCCGGTTAGTTATGGTGTAGCAGTCGCGTTCGGGTACACGGCAATCGCCTCACGGCTCGACGCCGTGTTGGTGGCCGCCGCCACAATCACCACACCCCGAATGATGGTCTGCGACGCGCTGGTGTCATCCAGCACACCCGCCGTACTCGTGGTGTAGAGCTGTACATCCGCTGCGCACGAGGCAGCCACCCGAATGGTGATATTGCCCGGGCCGTGGACGCACACCCAGCCGAACTCATTGTCGGCGAAGGCCACCTGGGCGAAGCCGATCTGATGACCGGCATCGACCAGCGCCTTCGTGCAATGCACGGCCTGGTAGTTTTCGTCGATAGTGACCGTGTAGTACTGCGTAATCGCAGCCCCGGCCTGCACATACAGCCACACCGAGCCGTCCGAAGCGGTGACGCGCTGCCCCAGTCGGAACTTCGCGTCTGCTCCGTCAGTCGTGGTGCCTGTGGTGGTCTCGGCAAGGTTGATGCCGAGGGCTCCGTCAGTAACAAATGTCATTTCAATACCCTCACATCAATCCTTTAAGACGCCCAAGTACTTGCACCCCGAAGCCGTCATGTTCCCGGCCCACCCGATGAGCTTCACAATGGCGTCCTGGTTGGTCGCCATCCGTTCCCCGCCAATCGGCACAAAGTTACGGTCGGCGTGCGGCCGGAAAAACAGGTACTTCGTGTTGATGAAGTACATGTGATTTGCCGGGCAGTTGCCGCCCACGCCGCCATCGAGCACTACATCCGTAGCCCGTCCCGCTCCGTAGTATTGCAACGAGGTGAAGCCAGCCTTCGCCATCTCCGGAGACGTGACACGCTGGATTGCCTGCATCGATTCCAGGAATAGCCGGTAGTAGTTGTTATCAGCAACAATGAGATCCGGGCCATCCGTGCCCCGCACAAGCTGTACAGCCAGGCGGTTCATGTAGGACTGGATGTTGCTCGACGTCGCCGCCGTGCCGCCGTCCGTGGAAGCGTCGTAGGTCAGGTTCGACCAAAAGCTCCACGTGCCGCGATTGATCCCGCCGACAATGCCCGAGCTGGGCGCGTCCGCGATGATCGCCTGCAAGCCGGTGATCTGCTTGCCGCCGGTCCCGGTGCCGTCCGAGTAAATGCCGGTCGCAATCAGGTTCTCCATCTGCGCTTCGGCAATCTCGATGCGGGAGTCGATCAAGTCGATGATCTTCTCCTTGCCCGCGTTCTGGAGCATTTCCAACCCGGAAATGGTCACCGCCGCGGCCGCCTGCTTCCAGTCCCAACGGGACGCGGAAATCGGCGAGTTCGGCGTGATGTTCAGGGTTTCATAGCCCGAGTAATACCCGGCGTTGTTGGTCGTGCTGTCCTCATAGGACAGCTCCTGCAAAATCACTTCACCGCCGGAGGCGGTCTTGATCTTGCCGCGCTTCTTCAGCCGCGCGAGGAGGGCGTTGTTGTTGCTGATGTTGTCAGCGAGCACCCCACTGCGATTCTCGATCGTCGTTGCGATCACATCGCTGATGGCAGTGCTCGATATCGAGCCAGGAAAAGCCATGTCGTTAGCTCCTAATCAGGGGTCAAATCCGAGAGCGACTAAAGGCCGCTTCGACCATCGCTCTGCGGTCCGTAACGGACGGATTGCCTCCGCCCGCCGTTGGAGCGCCACGGACTTGCACCGCTGCGGATTTCGCGGCGGCTGCTGCTCGTTGTGCTTCCTCCTTGCGCTTCGCCTCGTCGGCCTTCCGCTGCTGTTCAATCAGCGAGGTCCGAATCTCGGGATGCGCCCATACCGCCTTGTCGTAGGCTTCCTGCAGGTTTGCTGCTTCGCCCGCTTGAATCATGGCGGCCATCGCCTTCCGCACCGTTTCAAAGTGCGGCTTATCAGCCTTGAACGCGTCGATATCCGAAAGGATTTGCGCTTCGCTGACTTGCTCATGCTGCTGGAACTGCTGCTGCACCTGATGGCGCAACTGGTACAGCTCCCGCTGTAATGCATCGATGGTCGGGTCGGTCTGTGCCTGTTGAGGCACGGCCCCCAAGTCGATGCCGTAGAACTGTGCGAGCTGCTGCATCGCCTGGGCCTTGTCGGTCGGCGTGCCGTATCGCAATCGGTGGTCCGCCGCCAGCAGCGACTGCACCGCGTAATCGGGCGAGGCGCCCATGCTCTGAATCGTCGCCATGTACGGCGAGATGGCCTTCTCCATGGCCTCGGCGAACTGCGCCTTGCTCTTGTACTGCTCGACGCCCTTGTGAAAGTCGCCTTCCCGGCGCTCCACTTCATCGAGCACCGCCGCAAGCTCCGGGTCCGCTTCCAGCCGGCGGTACACGGGCTCGAGCTCGCGTTTCCAGCTAGAGGGGTACTTGCGCTGCGGCTTCGGCTCCGAAGGCTCCTGAGCCTCTACAGGCGCTTCCTTTGGCGCAAACCGTCCCGCCTCGTCCCGAGGCCGGTCGTCTGTCGCCTCTGCCGGCGCCTCAATGGTCTCTGCCTTGTCCAGGGCCGCCGCAATGGCGGAACGTCGGTCAACCTCGGGGGCTTCAGGCAAAGCTTCGCCGCCGGGCTGGGTTTCCAGCTCGTCAGTCATGGTCTCTCCAAAAGAAAAAGGCCCGAACCGGGCCTGTTATGCGAGTTCTACGATTCGGTCCGTTTTGAGGTCATCTGCGCGCACCAATACGCCGCATTCCTCACACCGGATGGGACTCCCAGCGGCAATCTCCCGTCCGTCTAAGCGATAGACATTTCGTACTATCAGAAGGGAGCCGTAAGCGGGCATCTCCCGCATTCGGAACGCAATGCCGTTGCAAGACTTGCAGGGGAGTCCGTAGTTCATCGGTTGTTCAGGGCGTCGGCGATTTGCCGCTTGCGCAGTTCTCGATCCAGCTTCTTCGGCGTGTACGTCATCGCAGCCTTTATTTCGTTCCCCACTTCGATCAAGCCGTGCTGGCGGATGTGCTCACGATGTTTGGAGCGCGAGGAAATCATTTCGCCAGTCCGCATCGATTGATATGGCTTGATGTCGGGCATGATCATGCATGATCGCTCCCTCACGGGCCGATATTCTTCGGCCGGCACCAGTTCGCCAGTGCCGGGAATTTGAATAAATCGCTGTCTCATCTCGCCTCCACGGCGGTTCGTGCTCCGTTATTGACTCGGCTTGCAACATTGGCGCGGGCCGCCACATTGCCCCGCGTAACACTACAGGGCATGGCACCAATCGATACGGGATACTGCATGCGGGAGTCGTCGAAATAATCGTATGAGCCGACCCACATGCCAGCGTCACAGGCCGGGCTCGTCGCCTTGAGGCGGAAACCATTGGTGGTGTTTGGATTGAGGCCGCCGACGAATTGCGGATCGGCGGTTAACGTATCCGCGTCATAGGTTGCAACGGTTGCATCATCAGTCAACCGAGCAGCCAATTTGCGATATCCCGTCATGTTGTTTGTCGCATAACTAATCGTCGGCAGAGCAGTGGCACCCAACGACAACATTACATCCCTGGTCGCCTCGCCCGTGACCACCCCGTTCAATGCGATGTTTTTCAGGGTTACGGTGTTCCCGGTCTGGCTACCGTAGATTGTGATGCAGCCAAGATGATTCATGGTTTCGGAATAGTGATGCCATCTGCACGTCCCGGAAATATTGCTGAGTCTGGTTGTCGCGTCAGTTAGCGCCCCGGCATCCGTGCTTACAAACAGCACGTCCCAATCACCGACGATGGCTTCGAATGAATTACCCGCTTCGCCTGAGTTATCGATTAGCGCGACAGGCGAATCCCATATTTCAATTCGTCGAGCGATGTTCCCATTGGCGCCCTGCTCCCAATAGATGCACGAGCCGTCAGAGGTTTGATCGACGTTTACCGCGTGCCGCGCATCACGGCAGGAGCCGTCCTCTGCCAGCGTTCTGTTCGCATGCGTTCCCGCCACGCCTTGCGAATACACGCAACCGCCAACCGACCACTGGATGTTGCATCCATCAAAGGCGAAATTACGGATAACAGTGTCTTGCGAATAGTCGGAGTTTTTTACCCCAACGATTTGCATGTCGGAGAAGTTCACGCCGTCGATCGTGGTATCTTCGTTGTAGTACGTTGCATTCCCGCCGTATACGTGCATAGCCGCCGCGCAGTTTTCAAACGTGCTGCGGTTTCCGTCGACATCCGTTGTGACTGTGTGCCCGATAGTGCGCGACGTAGCGGCGGCTGCGGTATTCAACGCAATGGCTACGCCGCAATCCTTGAACTTGATTCCGCGCCATTCGATGTAACTGCATTCCTCGTTCGCGCCTGTGGAAAAGCACGAAATCAGTGGACCGCTTGCCACCCGCACACCGCTGTAATAGGTGGCGGGGTTATCGTCGCTTCCCGGGGTCCACACATAGACCCGCGAGTTACTCGTGTTGTCTGACCACTGATAAGCGGCGGAAAATGCTGTGTTCGGGCTGACAAATTTCTTGATATGACTACCCGCAACGGCCGTGTGATCCGCGCCGTACCACACGGCGGTCCCGTGCACTAACGGCGTGCCCGAGGCCATGTACCACGCTCCATTTACGGCATCCCAGGTCCAATCTCCGGCGACCGTGTCGATGTATTTCGAGAGCGTCGGCTGTTGCCCTATACAGTCAATCCCGGTCGGCGTGTAAGGCTCAATTATGATCGGATTTCCGGCCGCGCCATTTTCAGCCGGCCAACCGACCGTTGACGTGCTATAGGTCCAAGTTGAATCACAGGCCAGCTTGAACACGTCTCCGGCGCTGGTGTTGGTGGCTTCGATCTTGGTCTCGAAATCCTGCCACGCAACCGCCGCAGATGTACCGGCAGCCGCATCACTGCCACGCTGCGAGTCGATGTAATACGTAGCCGCCACCGCCTGCGACAGCGGCAGGAGGAGCGCGGCGAGGAAATATAGAGCGCGCATCAGTCGGTGAAATAACCTTTGCAAATCACCGTCACGTTCGCCCCGGTGGTGATTTCCCATGCCCCGCTCACACTTGTCAGGCCCAGCGGTACTACAATCGGATGCAGGGAGACCAGGGCCGTTGTCCCGCCGCCAGGGTGAATCGGGTAGTTCGTGCCGGTCCCATCCTCGATGGACACAGCGCCGGCAGCAGCAACCGCCGGCAGGATAATCAACTCCGCGAGGTAATCGCCCGCTGCCCCCGTCCCGCCGCAAGGCTCGTCGGTGTCGCTCGCCGCTATAACCTCCCATTCCCACGGACCCTCTGCGGTGCTGAATATCTTGTTGTTCTGATTGAACGTGTTGTATTCGCCAGCCAGCTTGGTAATCGGCAATTGTCCGTCCGTATTCGTGTATTCCTGCGGATTCCCCGATGAATTGGTCCCGGCAATGATGGTGCTCGCGCCATAGGCCCATAGTGGGAACAGGAGCAGAATCAGTAAGCGCATTACGAATCCCTCAGTGCTTTTACAGCTTTTGACATCGCGGAACTCATCACCTTTTGCGGGCCGATAGTCGGCGCGAGGTTGAATAGGGATTTGCCCATTGACGGCAATGCAAAGCCACCAGCGGCGAGCGACATGATCGCCGGCGCAGCCTTGAACACAAGTCCGCCGAAACCTGTCGGCCCCTGCGCATTGGCACGCGCCTGCTCGCGCAAGCTCCAATCCCGTCCGGCCACTAGTTGGGCCGGGCTATACGCATCAGCACCCTTTTTCTGCACGGCATCCAATGCCGCCGCCGTCGTGGGGTAAGCGCGCTGGGACTGGTTATAGTTGATAAGGCCGATCACAGGCGCTAAACCACGGCCCGCTTGTAAGCGCTCGGCGGATTTCTGGACCAGATTGCCACCAGTGCGATAGAAATCCTTATCTAACTGCGTGTACTTCTGCCACTGCGGCATTAGCGCTTGATATTGCCCGCGCACCGCTTCTGGAGTCCGCATCTGCTGCGGAAGCTGGCCCAGCCCGGCGCCGATTTGGGTCCAGTTGATCATTGGATGAGCCAGGAGACGAATTCGCCCATCGATAAGCCGTCCTTCATGAGGCATCGCATCTTGTACGGCGCGATGAAAAAAAACATGGCCGTATACACAGTCAACAAATAAACGATCACGTACAAAAGCGCGCTTTTAAAGAACCCTTCAATACGATCCCGCCACAATGCGACCGCGAAATTCCTCATTGCATGGTGTCCGTAAAACCTTCGATTGAGACGCCAGCCACCCGACCATCGGCGCCCCTGACAGGCGTCCGCTTGGCCTTCGCGAACTGCACCAGCGTGGCTTGCGTCTGCTGAATCGCTTCGGCCACAGCTTTGATCTCCCCGGCCTGATCTTCCCGCACCTGAGCCATTGTCTGCGCCATCTGCTGCAACGCCTGCCCGACCTGCTGCGCGAACTTATCCAAGGTGCCCATGTGTTCGTTGATCGCCCCGCCAACCTGTTCCAGCCCCTGCTGCTTGAAGGTTTCGACCTCCTTCTGTTGCTGGGCCTGGAATTTCTGCATGTGGCCCTGCATCATCTCCTGCTTCTTCGCCATGTCCTGCTGCATGCCGAATTCCTTGCGGCCCATCTCAAGCTCCATCTGCTCCTGCCGCACCTTATCGGCCTCGGCCTTGAGCCCTTCCTGCGTTTTCATCAGGCCCTGTTCATGCTCGGCAAGCGCCTGCTCCCTCTCCTGCATCTGCATCTGCATCTGCTGTATTTCGGGCGGCACCATCGGGGCGTTCTGCGCTTCCTTCATCGCGTTATCGAAAGCAGCCTCAATCTCCCGGCTTACGCGGAAGCCGCGAACGCCAAACCGCAGCATTTCGCCAATCAGCGGGAGCATCGCCGGCGCGGCTTGCGCGACAGGCAATGCGGAATTGAGGAACCCGCCTACTGCGCCCAGAAATTCCACCCGCGCCTGCTTCTCCTGCTCTACATCCAGTTCCACCATCGAGTCGGAGTTCACCTCGATGCGGAACGAACGAATAGGCTGCGACTTCAGCAATGCCAAGGCTTGTTGCGTCACTCCCGGGTCTTGGCCGTCCATCGTCTGGTCGAACCCCGACATTTGCAGAATGGTTTGCGGCTGGAAGTGCGTGCAGATAATTTGCGCCTTCATCCGCAATACGTCGGAGGTGAATCGCGCCATATCGTTCTGCAATTCCTGAATCCGCAGGGAGGCAAACCGGCTCTTGATTTGCTGCGCACCGAGGGTTTCATTTGGATCTGTCGCGCCACGGATGATGTCCGCCAATCCGGTGATTTCGTAAATTGTCTGTTTGACGCCTTCCCGCGCCATTCGCAGTTGCTCTAGCGCTTGCACGATCTGCTCGAGCGGCAACCAATCGACCACGCCCTTCATGCCGCCTTTTTCGGTGAACTTGGCCCAGGAATTAACCGGGATTAGCACATTCTCAGCGGTCTCGGCCAACAACCGTTTCACCCCATCGGCCGTGGCGTCATAGACGCCCGCAACGCGGACCGCCTTGGTCAGCAGGTTGATGCGCGCCGTAAGCTGATCGAGTTCCTCGGCTTGATCTTGGTACTGGCAGTAATCAGGCACCGGTACCAGATTGTCGGTCGTGATGGTCGCGAACAAGGGACGCGGACACGGGAAAAACCCGTCCAGCTTCAGGGGGTCTTGCTTTTTGTCCAAGACCCGATCAAAACCCTCGCAGACCCAAATGGCTTGAGACGTGCGCTTGTCCCAAATCTCCCAAATCTTGGCTTGCTTAAGCTCCGAGGACTCCCGCGACTTCCCGTGCTCCGACTTATCCAGTCCCTTCGGCTCATGATCGCAAGGAATGGTCTCGACCGCCGCAGCGCCTAACATCTTGTCGAATCGCTGATGTAGATCAGCGCGGTACATATAGACCTGCCGCGCAACCCAAGTCACCTCCTCCCAGGTGCGGGATGGCTGGTGCAGAAAATCCCGCCACAACACGTAATCGGTGGGGGCGCATTCGTACTTGATCTGCTCGTACCCAGACTGCTCGACATCCTCAGTGATCTGCGTGTCGTCATCGCCCACCGTCTCAATATGCGGGTCATAGCGTACCCACACACTACCCCGCCCGACGAGCAGCCGATCATCCAGCGCGTTGCGCATACTCGATGTGTAATCGGTGTAATGCTCAACCTCATACTCCAGGCAACGTTCGAGCATGATCGAAGCCGCCCGGCCTACCGGGTCATTGTCATTGTACCGACGGGACACCTCGGGTTTCGGCGTCTTGGCGTAGACCGCCGGCCGAATGGTCTGCACGTTTGACCACAAAATATTGAACTGCTCGGTCTTGTCCGCTGGGCCGCGCTCGTCCCGATACCGCTTTATGATCTTCTCCGCCCGTTCCTCCCATTTCTTGAAATGCTGACGTGCAAGCTCGATCTCCAACAGCCACCGGCGTTGCTCAGCAGCACCGTCAAATTCGGCGGTGATTTGATCTTGCATTCTCAGCCCAGAGTTCATCTAGCGTTGGTTTAACTAACAAGCGATCAATCGCTTCCTGCTCTAATTCCTGCCGGGTTTTTTCCTTAACAGCCGACTTCTCCCGCATCACCTGCGCGCCATACGCGAACGCATCCCCGGGATGGGAGGCCCAATTGTGCAACGGCTCACGGGAAAAAACGTTGGTATCGTCGTTCCACTCGAATTCCCACGCGGAGAGGCCGTCCAGGCCCTTTTCACACCGCGTTTTGTCGAACTCACAGCGGTCGACCACCTCGCGCGCCGCGCTTATCTGGTCCGGCTTCCTCGATGGCGGGACAATTCCCACCTTGGCCGGCCCGAAAGCCTTCAAGAACCGCTCGACGCTCGAATGTCGACTCTGAAACGTCTTGGCCTTGGCGTCTGTGGGCAGCCAGACCTTGTCCAAGCCTTCAGCAGGAACTCCCAGCAACTCCAGACGCTTGATGAGCCTAGGGCACCAGTCGTCCGCATCGAGTCCACTATCCTGGTCGTAGTCAATGAGCGAAAAGCCCCCAACCCCGGGCTGCCAAAACCAGAACGCCGCTGTATCCCGGAAACCAATGTCGCTGCTGATGTGAATCGGCGCGCCGTGCGGGTCATGCGCCACATCCCCAATCCGCCCGTCCCGTTCAGCCCGGTTGATCCAACGCGCAAGAATGGCACCTTTCCCTGAGCCATACGCCCCGTTCCAAATGTGCTCGGCCTTGTCCGGGTCAATCGCAAAGTCGTGCTCCATCTCCTTGCGCAGCACCTCGGGAAACCACGGGTTGTCACGCCAGTTGATGCAGACGGAAATCGCGTCGGCCGGCGGGTTCTTGCGGAAGAACACATCTACCGGATCGGTCTTGTAGCGCGGATTCCACGAAAACCACAGCTCCGAGCCCACTTTCCGAATGGTCGGGCGCAGCAGGTCCAGTGAATGCTGGGAGAGGGTTTGCGCCTCCTCCACCCACGCAATGTCATACGCTTCCAGGGACTTGATGTTGTCCGCGTTGTAGCTCTGCATGCCCTTGAAGATGATGAGCGAGCCAGGCCCCCGGATTTCCGTTTCCAGAATCTCGAACTCGCGCTCTAACCCCAGGCTTATGATCTTGTCGGCCAGCAATTGCTTGACCGAATCCTTGATCGAGTTCTGAACCTCCCGGATACACACCACCCGGGTCGGCTCGGCATAGCACCGCAGCACTATCTGCTCGGCGAAGAAATGCGACTTGGCCCCACCGCGCCCGCCGTAAGCCCCTTTGTACCGGGCCGCTTTCAGCAGCGGTGCAAGCTTCCTCGGGACGCTAGCCCGCAGGGTCAACAATAGTGATCTCCACCTTAGCCCGAATCGGCCCGCCGCCTCCCCCGGTATGCTCGACGGCCTTCTTCTCAGCCATCAGGAAGCGCAGCGACCGCAAGGCAATCTCCCCGCGCTTCTCTAGCGGGATGTCCCCGCAATGCCCATCCGAGATGATGCGGGCCAGCACATCCGTCGGGTCAGCGTTGTACTTCTTGCAGGCCGTGATGAACCGTTCTTCGTTGAATGCCTGCGCTTTGGTCGGCTTGCCCCGCCGCCGCATGTGGGCCGACGGCTTGGTCTTGATCGCCACGTCATGCGTGGCCTTGTGATACGTCTGCGTGCTCATGCCACCAACAACAGGACGGTTGCGTCCTCGTCGTCCACGAATTGCTCGTACACGGCGATCAATCGCTCGACCGCCGCCTGATTGCGAGCCAGTCGGACTAACCCGCTCCGGCTCACTGCAAGGCTCGTCACGCCCTTTGTCTGGTAGGGCGCGATAACCTCTTTGATTTCCTCCTTGACCGGCTCTGGCGCTTCCTCCGCGCCATTGATGAGCCGTTCGAGAAATTCTCGCCGCTCCTTGGCGCTTCGCTCTTTCCAATCGTCGTCGCGTTGGACGTCGGGCCAGTAGTGGCCGCCCTGGGGAGTGATAACTTCCGCAACTGGCGCCGCCGCATCAACCCCAACCGCAAGGGCGGTGCTCGTGCCCGCTGCGCTGCCCACGCCCGCCGTGGTAACAAGCGCCAGGCCAATAGCCGCGGCGGTGCTTGTGCCTGAGGCAGCCCCAGCGGCCGCAAAGGTGCTCGCCCCGACAGCGGTTGCAGTCGAAGTGCCCGCTGCCGAGCCAATATGCTCCGACGCATCTGCGCCCACCGCTGCCGCAGTGGACGTGCCTGCCGCCGCTCCAACCGCTGCGGCTGTACTGGCGCCAACCGCTGCGGCGGTTGAAGTTCCGGCGCTTGAGCCAACTTGCGCGGAGGTGGCCTTACTCGTGCCGGATGCAGTCGAAGTGCCGGCCGAGGCGCCGACCCCGGAGACCGTTGAGCCACCGCCCGCGGCCTTGGCGATGAGGATCGCCCCGGCCATCTCGTCGCCGGTGTCCGTGCAACTGTAGGTGCAGGACTGGTCACCTGTGGCGGCGAGCGTCTTGATTCCGACGAAATGCCCACCGCGGTTCGACGCGTCCGCAATCGATTCCGTGAAGCTGTCGCTATATCCGCGACCTGCGCTGATTAGGCTCCCTTCCTCGTTCCCAAACAGCGCAATCGCGAGTGCGTCCGTGCCAGTGCCAGTCGCTGTCCCGGTCCCCTGGCTCGTGACGACCGTAGTTAAATTGCTATAATCGGTCGCTACATCGTCGAATACAGCCCCGCCCGAGAATCCCGAATACTCGGCAATGAATCCGGATTTATTGCCACCCCCGCTAGCATAGCTGACAGAGGTTTCGCCGCCCGCTGCGACCTTGTAAAACGCCCAATAGCTGAAGTTGCCGCCGCCTGGATCTGCGGCCAGCACCGACCAACCGGACGGGGTGGAAACCGAGACCGAGCCGTTCGCGTAGACAACCGCCGAAATGAGCAGATTGCCGGCAGTCGCGCCAGCGCCCAGCGTCGGAGTGATCCCACTCCCATTGAGGGCATTAGCCGACCCAACCGCCTGAGCGAGCGCGTAGGCCACTACGAAATGCTAATCCCGCACTCGTCGAAGCTGACAGAGCGCGGCTCAATCGGGACTACTGCCGATACTGGCAACGTGAATGTGACGACTTGTGGCGGCTCTGTGCCGCCCGTGATCGTGACCGTCAGCGAGCCTTCGGTATCAGCCTCGACCGCAATCCCGGCCTCGGTGACCGAGACCGAAAGCCCGCCACAGCACAGAATCACGGGCCATCAGTCCTCCGTGATCGCGGAGGCAGTCGTCAGGCGCGGGGTCACCCCGTTGGACACGCTGATGTTGTCCGTGACCGTGCCCGAGTAGAGCAGGACGGTTGCCCCCGAGGCGCCGACCCCCACCCCGAAGTGCGTGATCGTGGCCGTGCCCCCGGTGCAGGCCGGGAAGTCGATATTAGCCGCCGGGGAGACGCTATTGTTGGTCACGGTCCAGCCGGCGCCAGAGCGCGCCACTGCAACCCGGGCATAGCTGGTGTAGGTGGTTTCATTGGTGGCCTGGGTGCCCGCTTCGCCCGGGTCGGAGGTATGCAGCGATACGTACAGGTTGGTGGCCGGGGTCGTGGTGTCGTTCTCCGCTAGATCAGCAATAGCGGTGCCATTGAACAGCAACAGCAGCAGACTGTTCTCAAGCGAATTCGACTTGCTCATCGGGCCTCCAAAATGGGAAAACCCGCACTAGGCGGGCTTCTTTTACACGCTCCGGGCGCCTCTCAGCACCCAGGGTCAATACTGACCCTTTATCAGGTTGGTCAAAGTTAACTGCGCAGTCAATGCGCCGTCATGGCGCTATCGCATGGGTCTGCACAGCATCCAAATACCCAGCCAGCCAATCCTTGCCCCGCTCCAGGTAGTGATACAGCTTACGTTCGCTCAGGCCCATTCTTGCGGCCAGAGCCTTGTCATACATCCCTGCCGGCACTTTCTTGCCGTCGGGGAGCACGCGGAGGTACTTCGCTATCAGCACCGCATGGCTCTTCTGGTGTACATCCTTGAGCTTACGCATGGCGATATCGGTCTGTAGCTCATCCTCGTGTTCCAAGTCCGGCGCTTGGCCCTGCTTGTCGATGGGCGTGCCGTAGCGCATTTGGTTCCAGAGGATATCGGCGGACGGGAACCCCAAGGCGCTCAATTGGCTCTGTACCCAGCGCGCCCAGCTATGCAGGCGGTCGTCGATGTAGTCGTTCACACAATCTCTCTCCACGCCTCGTTCGGCAGCCTGACTCCAATTGCTTGCAATGCCTGCTCCGTACTTTCAACCACATGCACAACGGCTTCCTGCTCGGCTATCCAGCGTGCTTCGTCCGGCGTGAGCTTGCGCTTGCTCGGCGGCTTGGCCCCGTTCTTGATTTCGAGCAAAAACCACGCGCGCCTAAAACTCACGAGCAGGTCCGCCACGCCCCCGCCGACCCGGTGCAGGGTTGTGACCCTGGCCCCGGCTTTGCGTAACGCCTGGACAATCTCAGGCTGGTTGGCGTCGATTTTGGCAATCCTACGCACTCCGCAATTGCTCCAATGTCCGCAGCGCCCGTCGATAGTTGTCTGAATCCTTCGACATCCCGGCCATTGCCCGCTCGATGAGCTCCACATTGCTACGGCCGGTGGGGACACGGATTCGCCGCTTAGATGGCTTCGACGGGATGCGTGACTCATGCTCTGGCAACGCGTAATACCAGTCGCGCCTCACGACGCGCCGCCGATTCACTAGTCGATCACACACCTTCCATGCCGTGCCCGCTTCCTTGATTTCGAGTCGCTGCTGAATCTCGTATAACCGCAACGGGCCGTCTTTGAGCAGATCGAGAACCGCGCTTATGATCGAGCCTGCCGGCGCATGCGGCCTACACCACACCCGTGATTCAGAATCAGAAACGGCACGCCACAGCCCGCACTCACGCACTACCAATCCACGGTGCGCGAGCTGATGCAGCCGCCCATTCAGCGCATGTAGGTGGGGCTGACCTACCGCCACCCCTAGGGCCGTCAGCGATTGCGGCCCAGCCTGTAGCGCGTCGCGAATGCGGAGGGTGATGGGTTGGCTCATATGCTTTCCGGCGCCACCACGCACGCCGCCCACAAAATCCCGCTCTGCCCA